TCTGACAAAAGAAGGCCCCGCCAATGCCGGGGCAGGGCCTAGGTCAAGTCCTCGGTCACACGCGAAGTCTGCGCCTGGCGAACGGCTGGGGTCAATGCATCTCTTGCAAGGAATATACACATGCGTAACATCCTACTCGCCGCCACGGCGCTAGGCTTCGCGGTAATGGCACCGGCTAGCGCCGCGGTCATTCTGACGTTCGGTCAAACGAGCGGAACACCGATCACCGCTACAGAGAACGCAACGCAGGACGCGACGACACTCGCGGCGAGCGATGCGCCGATCTCCATCACGCAGATTGAGAACGGCGTGGCGACCAGCGCGTTCTTCGATCTTAGCGCATCATCCAACGGAGCGGCTCAGCCAATCCTTGGTGGCTCGGCGCAAAAATTCTCGGGCACGTTCAGCATCACCAGCGGACTTGGTGGTAGCGGAACGAACTTCTTGAGTGGCGTGTTCTCCGACGTCAGCTTCGGCAGTGGTGCGGGTGGTGCGCTGGCTGTTGGTGCGCCGCCTGACAGCCTCACGCTCACCAGCGATATCATCACCGATTTATCGCAACCGAGCGCGGTCGGCTTGGCGTTCGCGAATATCGTGCCAGGTTTTGCGATCGTCGGCACCAGCATCGGTTCGTTCACCTCGTCGGTGTCGGGCACGTTCAGCGCCAATGCGGAGGCGGTGCCTGAGCCTGCCTCGCTCGCGCTCCTAGGCTTCGGGCTACTGGGTCTGGTTGGGCTACGCGCCGCTAAGCGCTGAACCGTGCTGCGGGTCATCTCACTGGCCGCAGGCGTCCAGTCGACGACGCTTGCCCTGATGGCAGCGCACGGTGAGATCGAACCGCCTGATTGCGCCATCTTCGCCGACACCGGATGGGAGCCGCGATCTGTCTACGAGCATTTAGACTGGTTGGAGAAACAACTTCCGTTCCCGGTCTACCGCGTGAGGGGCGGCGATATCCGCGACAGCATCGCGCATGAACGATACGACCCGATCCCTTGGTACATCAAAGATGGCTTCGGCCGCCGGCAGTGCACCAAGGTCTACAAGCTCTATCCGATCAGGCGCCGCGTCAGGGCGTTACTGGACGGCAAGACACCCAAAGGTGGCTGCGAGATGTGGGTCGGCATCAGCCGCGATGAGAGCCATCGCATGAAGCCGTCGACGGTGCAGTACATCACCAACCGCTGGCCGCTGATCGAGCTGGACATGTCGCGCAGCGATTGCCGCGCCAAGCTGCAGCGGTGGGGCGTGGATGCGCCGCGTAGCGCTTGCTGTGGCTGTCCATTCCTGAATGACGCGGACTGGCGTGCACGCCGCCAGCAGCCTGAGTGGCCTGAGACGGTGGCCATTTCGAACCGTCTCGCTGCGACCGGCCAGTTCATGCACCGCAGCCTGCTACCGATCGACCAGATCGACTTCTCGTCCTGGGCCGAGCGCGGCCAAGCGGACCTGTTTGGCAACGAGTGTGAAGGGATGTGCGGGGTTTAGGCCCGGACATAAACGGAGGATTTGCCATGCCGACTCTCGCCGAGGCTGCGGAGCACTATAAGAGCGTGCTCCAGAAGGACGCTCCCGACATCAGTGAGGCGCCTCCGGAGAAGGAAGAGGAAGCCGCGACCCTGCTTCAGCAGGCTGCGGATCTCAATAAGCCGTTCGCTACCGACAGCGATTTCCGCAGGGCCCTGGGTCTCGCCGGATCGTAGTGAACCTGCTGCTTGTCTTGATGATCCTGGCGATCTGGCTCCTCGCCCGCCACCACGCTCACTGACGGAGCCGGCCGATGTGGAGATGGTTGAAGCTCAAGGCGGTTTCGACCATCGGCCGCGGCCTCGGGCTGACCGATCCGCGCCTCTACAGCTTCTACGGTGGCGGCGAAACGCATGCTGGCGAGTTGGTCAGCGTCGAGACTGCGCTTCGCCTTGAGACTGTCTGGGCCTGCGTTCGACTGATCGCATCGACGATCAGCACGCTGCCAATGCAGACCTATCAGAAGCTCCCCGATGGCCGCGGCCAATCGGTGCGTGACGTCCCGCTCTACTCGCTGCTCCATGATCAACCCAACGCTGACATGACGGCGTCGACCTTCTGGACCTCCATCGTCGCGTGCTTACTGCTGTGGGGTAACGCCTACGCGCTGATCGACCGTCGTGCGGATGGCACAGTGATCGCGCTACAGCCGCTGTTGCCGAACCGGCTGAGCGTGACGCGGGAGCCGGATGGCTCGCTGATGTATCACTACGCCTGGCTGAACGTCCGCGAGGACTACACCGAAGACCAGATCTTCCACGTCAAAGGCTTCAGCCTCGACGGCCTCGTGGGCATCTCGCCCATCTCGCAGGCGCGGGAAACGCTCGGCATCGCAATGGCGGCCGAGAAGTCGGCGGCGAGCTTCTTCCGCAACGCGATGCGGCCGTCGCTGGTGATGAAGGCGCCGACGTTCCTCACCGACACCCAGCGCGAACGCTACAACGATTCCTGGATGGAGAAGTTCACCGGCAGCATCAATGCCGGTCGCGTGCCACTGGTCGAGGGCGGATGGTCGCTCGATCAGATCACCATGACGCCTGACGACGCGGAGCTGCTGGCGACGCGGGCATACTCGGTGGAGCAGATCTGCCGCTGGTACGGCGTCAGCCCCGTAATGGTGGGGCATATGGAGAAGACGACCGCGTGGGGTACCGGGTTAGAACAAATGAACTTGTGGTTTCTAACCTATACGCTGCGGCCTTGGCTGCGGAGCATTGAGCAGGAGATCACTCGATCCGTTCTCACGCCTGCACAGCGTATCCTCTACTACTGCGAATTCAACGTCGACGGACTGCTGCGCACCGACAGCGAGAAGCGCGCGGCAATGATGGCGAGCTACGTCAACGCCGGGATCAATACACCGAACGAGATGCGCGCGCTGAACAACGATCCGCCGCTCGACGGCGGCGATCAGCTCACCATGGCGGCCGGGCGTCTGCCGCTCGTTGGTCTCGGCCAGCAGCCTCCAGCGCCACCGACGCCGCCGCCGCAACCTAATGAGCCCGCCCGGCAGTCGGGCCCACCAGCGCAATAGAGGAACCTTGCGAAATGCGAGAAGTCTTTGCGGCCACTGCCGAGCTGAAGTTCACGGGCGACCCTGAAACCGGCGAGGTCGGAGGCTATGGGTCGGTGTTCAACACCCTCGACTGGCACGGCGACATGATCGCGCCGGGCGCATTCGATGAATCACTGGCAGAGCAGAAATCGGCCGGTCGGCAGATCCCAATGTTCGGCGAGCATTCATTCGCGCTGCTGGGTGGTGATCCCTATCCGATCGGCGTCTGGACCGACGTGCAGCCCGACGAGAAGGGGCTTCGCGTCAAGGGCAAGCTCATCAGCCTCCAGCATCCGGACGTGACCCGTGTGCATGATCTGGTGAAGGCCGGCGTCATCCCTGGCATGTCGATCGCCTACAAGGTGCGCCCTGGCGGCGCTGTGAAGGGCACCAAGGCAGGCGAGCCGAAGCGGCTGCTCAAGGCCATCGACCTCTACTCCATCGACCTGGTCGGCGATCCCTCGAACCCGCTGGCGCGCATCGACAGCGTCAAGGCCATGCTGACGATGCCGAACCATCAAGCCGCGGCCGACGCGATCCAGCAGGCACATCAGATGTGCGTTGACTGTATGGGCGGCGGCGACGCGCCGACTGCCGATGAGCGCAACCAGATCACAGGAAATCTGAAGGAGGCCTATCGCCACCTGACCGGCTCGGACATCCCGGTGGCGACCAAGGTGCACTTCGAACGACTGCGTGAACTGAAGAAGTGGCTGCATCTCCCTGTGGAACAGGGCGGGCGTGGCTTCTCCAGCAAGCAGGCTGACGAGATTGCCGAACTCGTCTTCAAGTCACTGCCTCGGGATGAGAGCGGAGACAGCGCGGCAGCAAGCGCGGCCAGGAAAGAAGCGGTCAGCGAGATCGCCCGCCTTCTTTCCGGCTTTTCCCTCAAATTCGGAGAATAGACATGCCTGATGGTGGCGACGTTCCAACGGATGTTGAGCTGAAGAATCTTTCGATCGACCTGAAGAAGGCGACCGACGAGGTCAAAGGCTTCGCGGAGAAGGTGACGACCGAGATGAAGAACCTCGGTGTTGCCACCGAGGAGACCAAGGCCAAGGCCGACAAGGCGCTGACCGATATGAATACGATCTCGGCGCGGTTGACCGAGATCGAGCAGAAGGTGGCGCGCAAGGGCTCAGGTGATCAGCCGCCGCAACAGAAGTCGCTCGGCCAGATCGTGATCGATGACGACAAAGTCAAAGCGCTGATGGAGCAGAAGAACGGCCAAGCGCGCGTCACGATCGAAGTGAAGGACATGCTCTCGGGCGGGTCACTGTGGGGCTCTGGGGTATCGCCATCCAGCTCGCTCGTCATTGCCGACCGTCAGCCCATCGTGCCGCCGCCGATGCGAACTCTGGTGGTGCGTGACTTACTCACGCCGGGCACCACCTCATCCAACGCCATCGAGTATCCCGTCGAAACGGATAATCCCGCGAATACGGGCGCTGCGGTGGTGTCGGAAGGCACGCGCAAGCCGCAGACAAACCTGACGTTCGACCTGAAAAGCGCTCCTGTCAGGACCGTCGCGCACTACTCGAAGGCCTCGCGGCAGATCCTGGACGATGCGCCCATGCTTCAGTCGTATATCGATGGCCGGTTGCGCTATGGGCTGGGATACGTCGAGGAGAACGAGCTGCTGTACGGCGACGGCACGGGTCAGCATCTGCTTGGGATCATTCCCCAGGCAACGGCGTACTCCGCAGCCTTCACCCCAGCCAACCTGCAGAACATCGATACGTTGAGGCTTGCATCCTTGCAGGCGACCTTGGCGCTCTATCCGGCGACCGGTTACGTTTTGCACCCGACGGATTGGGCGAAGATCGAACTGACTAAAGACACCCAAGGGCGTTACATCGTCGGTGATCCGCAGAACCAGATCACGCCGAGGCTGTGGAACCTGCCGGTGGTCGCAACGCAAGCGATGTTGGTGAGCCACTTCCTGACCGGCGCGTTCAGGCTCGGTGCACAGATCTTCGATCGCATGAGCATCGAGGTGCTGGTCAGCACCGAGAACGAGGACGACTTCGTCCGGAACATGATCACGATCCGGGCAGAAGAGCGGCTCGCGCTTGCGGTGTACAGACCGGCTGCATTTGTGTACGGCTCGCTTTCGTAATGCATTTGCAGGCCCTCAAGCCCTGGTACAACCCAGATCATGAGGGCCAGGTCGAGCCGGGTCAGGTCTTCGAAGCGAGCGAGCATCGCGGGAAAGAGCTGATCCGGCTCGGCTTAGCGATGGCGTCGGCAGGCGAGATCCGAAAGATCAAGATCGCCGCTGATCCTCCAGCACGACGCAAGAAGTAGCCGAGCGTTCACACGGCGAGCGGCAGAGCCGGCGTATACACATTCCTGCCGATAAAACCCATTAGGAGACATCAATGCCTACATTTAGAGTGACAGGCGGCATGCTCAGCGGGACCATGGTCAGCGGTGGCCGCCCGGACAATTCCCTGCCGGGCGATCAGCCTGGCATCGACAACAGCCTGCCACCCTACATGGACAACACGCTGCCGACGCCGCCGCCTGGCGTGTTCCCGCCGCCGACGATCGCCAACCCGATCGTCCCGATCCCGCCCGGCACCAGCGTGCCGCCCGGCACGATCTGGCCGAGCCCGAATCCGCCTCGCCCCGACAATGCGCTGCCGAAGCCGCCTGTGCGGCCTGATCAAGGCCTGCCTGGGGCACAGCCTGGCGTGGACAACACGCTGCCTGGAGCGCAGCCCGGCGTGGACAACACATTGCCGGGCGGCCAGGGCGGCACACCGACCCAGCCGATTTACAACACGTATTGGATGCTCTGCTACACGCCGAATCACGGCTGGAAGTACATAGCCGTTGACCCTTCGCTGAGCATCGACAACGCATTGCCGCCTCACGCGCAGCCGAAGGCCTGATGCCGCACGTCGCCGCCACGCACACCCGTCATCTTGGGAAGGTCATTGGTGACGGGCACTGCGTGGCGTACGTGCGCGAGGTTGCTGGGTTGCCTCACACATCGCAGTGGCGACGTGGTGACCCGGTGCGGGGCTACAACTGCGCGTCGGGCACCATCATCGCGACGTTCGATGCGACTGGGAGATACGGCAATCACACCGACGGCCGCAGTCATTGCGCGGTGTTGATTGCGGAGCAAAGCAACGGACTGACCGTGCTCGACCAATGGCGCGGCCAGCCCGTG